GCAACTTGTCGTGTTCAATATCCTTTACGTCGATGAATGGTGACCAATTCTTTGTCGTTCCCGTATTGAACCAATCTTGCAAATTATGTATTTCAAAGGTGGTTGCACTCGTTGGGAATAATATGCAATTAAAAGTTTGTAACACGCCATTCACAAAATCCCTAATTGTCATTTGTGGCATGGCATCCGCCATTGATACGGTTGTTCCATTAATACCTTGTGGGGCATTTGAACAAGACATATAAATAAGGCCTGGGCTTGTAACGACTGAATAGGTGCGATAACCAAATGTCACTTCGTCTTGTGGTGATAACACCGCATCGAAACGCACGGGGAATGCACCGCCCGTTGTTGCATTAAACGATTGGGATTTTTTCACCCTTCCGTTTACCATCCACACGAAGTTGATACTACCCGCACCCGTAATCACAACATCAACACCAACTTGGAATGAGTAATTACCGAATCTGTTTGGTGTGTAAACTCCCGTGGTTGCGTTATAATTACCCGATGGGTTTGCAATCACCGTTGGGAATATAATTTTCGTATACGCCAAACTTCCAAATGTGGTTTGAGTGTAAGTGAATGCCCCTACACTTGCGTTAAAAGTCCCAACTTGCGTATATTCTGGATCGTATAATGGCCCCGCCGTTTGCATCGGGAGGATAAACGCTTTGTCCATTTCCGCCTTTGACAAAAACGAACCACTTAATGTAAACCCCGCTTCTGCAAATACCGTTGTCAACATCGCCTTTAACTTAATTGCGGGGCGTAAATCATCAATCTCAACACCCCTTGAATCTTTGATGTTACCATTAACCCCTTTCATGGTGGAATACCTCCACCCTTGGTTGTAATCTGCAATGGGCCATAATATGTCACCACTCAATAATGCGTTATCCCATGACAATAAAATGTTGGCATAGTTTGCCGTGTGGTTGTATGCCGTCCAATCAACTTGATTCAATAATGTTTCACCCCATTTGTCCAATATCTTTTTGGTCGTTCCGTAAAATACCAAATTGTACAATTGCGGAATCCCGTCTTTGAACTTGCATCCAACGAACTCAATCCGACCCGCGTACACTGGCAAAGAGTGAATTAATAATGTTGCATCCTTTCCGATGTTTGGATTCCACGCACCCAATACCACATTCTCATCAAACCAATCCGAAAAGATTTGATTGTTAGTATCCGATGCGGGTATCTGAAACGCCTGGGTGTAATCTGTCCAAACTGTGGATAAATCTTGTAGGTCTTTTAATTGGCGGTTTAATTCAACACTTTCGTCATTAAATAAATCCACGGGTATCCCCTCAATTTCCAAACTAAACCGAATGTTCATCGTACAATCTTGTTTATTTTAGGTTGGTTGTATTCCAATTGGATTGTGTATTGAATCAACTTTTCGTTTGTGCGTTTCTTGAACTCAAATGCGGTGTCAATAACCCGTGTTGATAACACTTCCGTTCCCGTCATGATTAGTACATTGGTGGAATAAAATATCTGTTCAACGATTGGCACATCCGCCTCGGGTATCCAATCCGTGTTTACTGTCATTACTTCCGTACTATTTTGCAAAAATGGTGTGGCAATCTGTACGCCATAACTCCACGATTGAGCCAAATCCGCTTGTTTGAAAATTGGTTGGCTATATTTTTCGGATTCCACATTGTATGTTCTGCGTGATACCCCGTTAAAAAGGTACGAATCATAAACGCCATAACGATTGAGGAATAACACATCTTGTTGCCCATACTTATTTTGGCAATCGTAAATCACTGGCAATACCACATCATCACCCGCCTTGACAAATGTAATGTTGGCATTGGTGCCAAATAAACCTGCGATGGTAAATAATTGTTTCACTTCAATACCTTGAATGGCTTGGTCGGATGTTGTCACCGTGTTTGGAATCACTGTTGTCGAACCCACCACAATTGATGTAATCACCGTTGCATCATACCACAAATATGCGGTTGGTGTAAATGGTGTTAAATACAATGCCGTTTTATCTGTGAATACTGACTTTGTAACTCCCGCATTGAATCCTTCTGCCGTATACGAATAACCCTTTGTGGCCAACGATAAGTTTGAAGTGATAACTGCGGTTGACCCCGCAGTCCAAATGCCTTGACACTTCACCGCTACGCGTTTTGCACCGCTTCCGATGTTTGGTTTGTATGTGCCATTCACCAAAAACTCGGTGGTTATGTACTGGGTTACAATTTTGTGAACATCAATCCACGCCCTTCCGCCTCCATATTGGTCGGGTAATCTGTTAATGGTTACAATCGGTGTTGCGGGAATGGATGTCGTGCCACTCCACACATAAACTTGGAACTCATAACGGAATCCCGCATTTGCAAAATTGGTGGATTCAAACGCTTGGTAAATGATTGGGGAATTGGCCCCAACTATGGATGCGGGTTGTTGTGTAAATGTAAAACTCATCTTTTGAATAGTCCTTTTTGAATGTCTTGTTTCATCGCCTGGGTTAATGCCTTATTGAACGATGGTAAAATTTGTTTTCTTGCTTGGCTCACAAATGGGAATGGTTCGATACCGAAATACTTTATTTTCCTATTCATCATAAATCTCATTGATTCCTCGTTTGCCTTTGATTTGAATTTACCTGTTGATAAATCCCGTGGTTGGATGCGTTTCATTTTAACCCAACTACGCATTGAATCCAATGGAATCCCTTTGCCTGGCTTCCGACCTCTTTGCACATAGTCGGCCGTCTTGTTCATACTGATACCCAATGTCAAACCTTTTGGGTCTGCTTGGATGGATGATACCAATTGACCCGATGCCACATAATTACCACGGAATGTCTTTTTGGTTGCTGACACCACTTGCCATCCACCGCCAACCTTTTTCCACTTGGCACGGATAGAAGTTCGTGGGCGTTTTATTTCCAACATATTCCGACAAGCGATTGCCCACTTTTTGGAATAATCCGCAACAACGGCAACGCTATTCTTAAACGCAATCGCCATCAGTAACCCACGGGTTGATTAAATCAATGGTGACACTTATTTGATATCCCGCCAATACTGAATCCATCGTTTCCACAAATGGGTTAAACACGATGGGGCGTTGGAATTGTATTTGGCTATAATTGTCTTGCTCTAACTTCCACAAACCCTTTGACATCTGCACATACATTTCCTGCAATATGTGTGCATAGTTTTGATTCTCTGTGTAACCATATTTGTCATAAACTGTGATAAGGTTTTTTTGCTCGTTCTCACCTTTCAAAAAGTTCACACGATCCGCAATCATGATGTTCATTTGGATGGATGCAATTTGGTCGGTGAGCGACACGGCTTGGATTGAACAATGCATCAACGGGAATACCGTGAACGCTTTGAAGTCCAACTCCGTTAATGTGCCGTGGCTATAATTCCATCCCTCATCCGTGGCGATGTCTTTGAATACCTTAAATGCGGTTCCTATGTGGTTATTTATCATCGCTTGTAACTTTGCTTAATAATTTTTTGTTCCATTTCCGCAATGTCGCTTTCGTAAGCGGTCCAATACAAAGCGGTGTGAATGGTCTTAGTATAGACATTTTCCAATTGTAGGAAATTTCGGTTAGCGAGTCGATAGACCATTCCAAACCATCCCCATTTTTTGGTAAGGCGGTTTTCATCTGCGGTGCCATCTCCACCTCCAAATACTTCTGGATAGAATTCAGTAAGTCGATTCCTAAACTCCAAAAAAAAACCATGGCCCCAAATGCGGTGTTGCAATCTAAATCCTTAAACCCACTGACAAGGTTTGCCGAATAGGGTGCAATCTCATACCTTCCGTTCTGTCCGCTATGGGTAACGGGGCGATACAACACACTCATCACCTTCCATAAATCGTGTGTTTCTTTGGTGTATGTTTCAATGTCTATAAACTCACCCACCGACATATCATCCAAGTTTGGAATAAACCCGTATTCAACGCCATCCATTTTGAACCTGGGCGTGAATGTCGGTTGTTCTGTTAACATCAATGTGATGCGTTCCACGGCCTTTTGCAATACATCAAACGGCATGGCCATGACCTCGGTCATTGTCAACTCACAAAAAATTGATACCGCTTCCAATTGTCGTTGCGTATCTTCCATGTCTTCTTTTAGACCTTGATACGCCAACATTTGATGCAACTTTACATCCTTGAGCGATGTGGGTACTAATATGGTTTTTGATTCAATCATTAATTATAAAACGACCAAACCCCTCTTTGTTATTCCAACGCTTCATTGAGCAACACACACACTTTGGCGTATTGCCTTTGCACCTCCTTATCGGTGTGCAAAATGTTGCTAAACTCGTTTACCGAATTGATTGCCGTTGAATGGTCACGATGGATGATCCGCCCAATTTCTGCCCACGGCATCCCTAGCCTTTTTCTGCAAATAAAGTTGAACATGTGACGGGCGTATAACGATGCCCGTTTCCGTGATGGGCAAAGTATTTCATCGGGGGTTAATTCGGTTACTGTGCAAACGGCCCGTAAAACTTCCTTCCAATGGTTTGGTGCATCGTTAAAATCAACCCGTGGGTTTATTATTTCACGCTTTAACAATTGGATTTTGGTTAGGGCTTCGCCTTGTATCTGAACTAACAATAAGCGAAGGCGTTTAATTTCTTGTCTTTGTAAGTGTAATTGTTGGTAATGGCTTGTCATATCAGAATAGTTTATATTGTTCGCTTACTTGGTTGAACTCTTTTACAATTTTATTTTTACGCTTTAATTTTTTACTTATTTCATACAACCATATTGTTTTTGGTAACCCCGTATGCACTATGGCTTCACCAATTTTTACTGCATCCCTTAGATTGTACGAATAAGGTCTTTCTATGCTTAAACTTCTTGGGTGGTATGTTTTACCATTCCATTCAACATACTTGGTTGGTGTAGTTTCCCCGATGTTTCTAAAATTGGCTGCCCTGTATATTGTCCCGTTATGTCCAACCGTTTTATCGCTATAAGATAGAACATAATCATATTGGGTATTACTCGCACACCATTTAATTATTTGTGATAAAAACCAACTTTCGCTATTGCACGGGGCGTCGTCTAAACACGCCATTCTCCGAATGTCAATGCAATTTTGATATTTCTTTTCGTGCCTGGGTTTACCCATTACGCTTCCACCAACTAACCCACCATCAATAAACATGGCAAAACAAATACTAATGCCCCCTCCCATTGCACCTTTTTTGTAATGAAATTCCTCAAAAATGTGTCGGATATCGCTGAATTTACAACTCCGTATTTCACACTTTGCTTTATCCAATTTAATATTTTCCATGTTATTTGCCTTCACAAAGGTACAAATAAACACGAAATAAACAAAATTATCTAATATCGTAATTCCCGTAATTACTTTTAATACCTAATGCCATCATTTCGTGATACCTCCAACTGTCGATTGCGTGATCCGTTCCAATGGGGTTGTTCATACTTCGCCCTTGGGAATCACTATCCCAACAATAATTCCGCAACTCCTTGATTAAATTGGTGGATGTCGATGTGATAAGGTACGATTGTGATTGCATAATCTGTATTCCATAGTTGATGGAATCCTTGCCCTTGGTCACTCCCTTGATTCTTATGCCGTATCTTTTAATTTCATCGATTGATTTTGGTTCGGCACTATCCGCATAAACGGGTACATGATTGGGTAATGCTTTGGCTATGTCTGAATTCAGCATTCCCGTGCGGTATGCCACTTCATCAATGATTCGTTGACCATTGTATTCATATACGGCTACAATTGCCGTGGGGTCGTTTGTATACCCAAAATCCACACCAATGCCAAGCAACCTTGCATCCTCTGGGATGGTGTCAATGGTTTGCCAATTGGAAAATATAACACCTTGCAAGTTTCCAATCTCACCAAGTCCATATACCCGCCACCAATTCGCCCAATAATTAGATGTGGTTGCCCTATCCCGTGCTTTTTCAATTTCCGTCACAATGGATTTATCCAACGCTTCGTTGTCCTTGTATGTGAGTACAATCATTTCCGCATCGGGGTCGTTGACCAATTCACTGTCCACCCAAAATTCCGCCACTGGGTTGTAATCCAAATAAATGAACTTTCGTGTACGAATCGCCATTTGGTAGTATGATTCCCAATCGATGTTGTTGCACTCGTTTACGAATAAAACATCACGCCTTGCACCCCTTAATTTTTGTGGTTGGTCTGCACTAAAAAATTCGATGTAACTGTCGTTTGAAAATGTGTAGGTCAATGATGACTTGTTCCATTTCAACGGATCAAACATTCCCACCATGTCCATAATTTTAAGAAAGTCACGGATTGCACCCCTTCGAAGGTGCGGGATGGTTTCCGATACCACGCTAATTTCACACTTCGGGTTCTGCACCGCGTAAGTGATAAGCATCGGAATGATACTGAATGTTTTTGATGAGGATGTGCCACCCCTAACTATCCGCACCCGCTTTCGCAGGTTGGCAATTTTACTCTGGGCGGTCGTGGTTTGCAACATTACTTCACATCCAAATCAATGCCGTTGAAGATTGGTTTTTCGGTTGTAACATCAATTTGTTGGGTGGGCATACCGAATCCCGAATCCATCAATTGTTTGTATGCACCCACATCACCTTTCCTTGCCTTGTGTATCATTGCAAGTGTTATTAAATCTTCTTGGGATAGTTTTTCCAATTCACCCGTGATGGGGTTTTTTGTGTCTTGCATTACCTCCAACCACTTCCGTGCAATGGTGCTTCGGTTCTTTGTTCCCTTGGGTTTCCCGTTGGGATTCCTTACCTCGCCTGGTTGGGCGGGTTTCAAATAATCTTTATTTGCC